GTGCCTATTCCTTGAACGACTGACGGGTTCTGTGGCTCCAGTAAGCAGATGAAGGCGAATCTAGGTAGGCTAGGTTCGTTCACCAGAAAGCAGTAACCTTTAATAAGACTTTAATAACATGGACTCTATTAGCTACATTGCTTGTACACACAATAAAAACATCTTAGAAAAGTGTTTGTTGAAATCGCTTATTCTTAAAGATGACGATGAGCTGATTGTTGTAGAGAACGCAAGGTCTATTGCAGAGGGATATAACACAGGCATAGACAAGGCCAAAAATAAGATTAAATGCTTTATTCACCACGACCTTATTGTTACCAATCCAATCCTGCTACGCATGAATCTTATAGCGTATTGCATAGAGGAAATCGGTATGGTCGGCATCATAGGCAGCCAGACAGAGGCAGCTCCTTGGTGGGAAGGGCAATGCGTTGGCAGCGTTGTTGATTCTCGCAACGGAATACTCTATTTTAGCGATGGCAAACAGTTTTGCTTGCACCTTGACGGCCTTATGCTGGCTACTTACCAAGATGTGCGGTTTGATGAATCTATACCAGGCTTTCATCTTTACGACCAAGACATTTGCAGGCAGATGGCAGATAAAGGCCTACAGAACTTCTGTGTAAAAGATGGCTATCGAATGATTACGCACTTTACCAGTACACCAATGGATATGTCTAAGATAAATGGATATGCAGAGGCTATGGCAGTCTACACAAAAAAGTGGGCATAAAACACTTGCATTAATGTAGATTTGTAGATTAGTATTTAATTTATGAAAAGAATACGAGTATCTACAGATGGTTTATGCGCTCAAGCTACATTCTGCTTTCCTTCCTGGGCAGGCAAAGACCTACGAAAAAAATGGCTGGTAGACCGCATACTACTCAGAGGGATTTTGAATGAAGGTGAGATTATTCTTACCCCAGTTCAAATCGCCACAGACCCAAACAACAGAAAACTAATGATGGATAGCGTTACTGGCAGCCTGTATCGGGATGACGGATCTTGCTTTACATCGGACAAATTAAAATTGATTGGTATTAGTGCAGAAAACGATTTAGATAAAGTATTGTTGAGCATGAAGGCTATAAAGGCACTAGGAGGCAGTAATGGCAACTGAGTTTATTCCGTTTGCTGGAGAAGTAGACATCAGCAAAACCGCTATGGAATTAGCTGATGAACTAGAAAGCGCATTGCAGTTTAGTAATGCGATGTATGCGTTATTAGAGGCAGCAGAGATGTTAAGAGCGCAAGAATTAAAAATCCGTGAGATGCAGATGCGGATAGATAGACTTACTGTGTACACAAACTATGGGAGTCACTAATGAGCTTATGGCAAGCAGCAAACGATACAGAAGAATTAGCATACAAACTTGCTAATGTACGAGATATGATCGAACTGGTCGCAGAAGATGTAGAAGATCCATATAGCGGTGCGCTTTGGGCGGTGCATAGCATGATAGATGACCTGCACACTAAGGTATTTAACCAGGCAGAAAAAATAATGGAGTTACACAGAGAAACATTAAAACTTAAAAAGGTAAAGAAGTGAGTTTTACCATTTACGAGCCTAGTGGTCAGAGATATATTCAATATTTTTTTAATATAACTGAGCTAATCGCAAGCATGATAAAAAACCCACAAAACACATATCACAGGAACTAAATGATAACGATAAAGTGGGCTGGTACTATTCTTTGTTTATTTAGCATATTGCTAACTTCGCTTAACTTTTACCCAGGCAATATTCTTATAGGGTTTATAGGCTCTGGCTTGTGGGCTGTGGCTGGGTATTCACAAGACGATATGGCTCTATTTACAGTAGAGATCGTAGCAGTTGCTTTTTACTTTGCAGGAATAGTATTATTTGTAACCGGTGAACTTTTTAAGTGGGGGATTTTATGAGTTTTGATGCGTTGTGGGGGATGTATCCAAGAAAGGTAGCAAAGCGTGTAGCGCAAAAAAGTTTTGAGCGCCTTACGCAAGCAGAGCAAGCATTGGCAATAGCCGTGATGCCAAACCATATTACTTACTGGAAAACGCAGGATACGCAACTTGCGTACATACCGCACTTAGCTACTTGGCTAAACCAATATAGGTTTGAGGATGAGATTGTCATTGAGCCGCCTAAAGTAAACAAGCGACCAGAGTTACCTTGGTACAGCTCAGAAGAATTAACAATAAAAAAAGCAAACGAGATTGGAGTACAAGCGTATGCAGGAGAAGGATGGCAGCAATGGAGAGCTAGGATCAGCAACAAGATTAAACAACTAGAGGAGCAGGCTTGAACTACTTATCAGTATGCTCTGGCATAGAGGCGGCAACCGTAGCATGGCATCACATGGGCTGGAATCCAATAGCATTTAGTGAAATAGAAAAATTCCCATCACAAGTATTGGCACAGCATTATCCTAATGTGCCTAATTTGGGGGATATGACAAAATATAAGGAGTGGGAATTAAGTGAACCAATTGACATTTTGGTCGGAGGCACTCCCTGCCAATCATTTAGCGTTGCAGGATTGCGTAAAGGACTTGACGATCCAAGAGGCAACCTCGCTCTTACCTATGTGGGAATTCTTGACAAATTTAGACCCAAGTGGTGCATTTGGGAAAATGTGCCAGGTGTCCTCAGTTCTGGGGGGGGGCGAGATTTTGGCAGTTTCCTCGGTGCGCTGGGGGAGATCGGGTATGGGTGGGCCTATAGGGTGCTTGACGCTCAACACTTTGGAGTACCCCAAAGACGCAGACGAGTGTTTGTTGTCGGATGTCTTGGAGATTGGAGAGCTGCCGCAGAAGTATTATTTGACCCCCATAGCTTGTCAGGGAATACTAAGAAGGGCAGAAAAGCGAGGGAAAGAGTTGCCTACCCTGTTGCTGACTGCGCTCCAACATTGTGCGCTAGAGATTACAAAGGAGTCGGAAACTACGAAGTTGCGGGGGGGGGCAAACTGATAATGACAGAAAAATTAGCACCAACCCTGCAAACAAGCTGTAATGATTACAGCAGAGCAGATGGATTTACTATGATGGTTTATGAAAATCATCCAAGCGATAGCCGAGTAAAGCCTATGGGTGATGTATGCCAAACAGTTACAAGTAGCTGGGGAACGGGGGGGGGGAATGTGCCATTCGTACAAAAAGCATATAGCATAAGAGAAGATGCTACTGCAAACAATTTTAGTGCTACACCATTGGAGGTTACTCCAGCATTGCAAGCATTAAGACCGTCTGTGCAAAGCCATCACGCCCAAACATTTATTGCCGGTGATTATGCGGTACGCAGACTTACGCCAATAGAATGTGAAAGATTACAAGGCTTTCCAGATGGTTACACTAATATTAAAGAAAATTGCCCAGATGGCCCAAGATATAAAGCATTAGGCAACTCAATGGCAGTTCCAGTAATGAGGTGGATAGGTGAGCGAATCAATCAATACGAGCAGCGAGGAATGGAGAAACATCTGTGAGGCTAAGGACTTACTTACTTGGCCTTTAGCAAAAAGACGAAAACAATTGGCGTTGATATGCGAAAAAAGAGGCGTAAAAGCGTACGAAATACTTACACAGGAAATGACTAGACAATGGACACAAGCCCGAACAAAGCAGTCGAGTTCATAATCAAGCAATCAGGAGTCTTTGCCGCAGCCAAAGCAAATAGAACTTATATAGAGAACTACTTGCGGTCTGCTAAAAGTCGGCTGATGCTTGAATCTACGGCATCTAGCATTGCTGCTAAAGAGATGGAAGCCTACGCTACAGACGATTACATAGAGCTGCTAAAAGGTCTAAAAGAAGCTGTAGAAACAGAGGAAAAGTTAAAGTGGCAGTTAATAGCGGCTCAGGCTCGGATAGAGATATGGCGTAGCCAAGAGGCTACTAATCGTACCATTGATCGTGCTACGCAATGATTGATTTGCCTTACTACATTGGTCTGGCTATACTTATTGCGCTAGGTATATCAATTTGGGTTACATTTAGGTAATGGCTACGAAAGATGAAAAGAACACATTGGCTGCGACTGCAAGACTCGGATGTATTCTTTGCTCCGAAGTCCTTGGGATTGA